CTGGAGTCTCACTCTTCTTTTCTAACCAAGCGTAATTATTCAATTCTTTAATTAAGTCTGTTGAGTTTTCATCTATGATTAAATCGTAATCTTTTATTAATGCTATACCCTCTTTAATTGCATACTTTACACAAGGTACTATATTACAACCCTTACTTTTTAATTCACTTATAAGTCTAGGTTCTGCATTATCTCCAATGATTAAATTGATACCAGCATTTTGCTTGTTTAGTATTGCTAGTTCGCTTGTTGTTAGATGTGTCTTATAAACGTGTAACTTAACATAAATAACCTTGTTAGATACATCTACTGCAGTTTCAACTAATGTACTAGGGTCATTACTAAATCCATAATCTTGACCGAACACAGATGTAGAAACTTGCTTAAACTCTCCTAGCTTCCAGTTGTTAAAGATTATACCCTCAGCCTTATCTAACCACCCACCTAAGATAGTGTGATTATACTTCTCAGGTCTACGTTTCTTTGTTTCTTCAACTTGATTAATAAATGATTCAGATAAGTGTTTAAGATTGTCTAGGTAGGTAGTATGAATAAATGTAGTATCTAATTTAGTGCCATTAAACCCAGCAGAAACTCCTTTATGTTGAAAGAATTTATTGTAAATAAAATGTTCTTTAGTTGCTGGATTCAAAACAAGTATAACCCTATTCTGTTTTTCCTTATGTCTTATAGATAAATCTATCTTATCGAATATTTCTTCATCCGTTAACTCTTCGGCTTCATCTAGTACCCAAGTAGTAACCCCACTTAATGACTTTAAAGATGCAGTTTGTTGTCCTGAACTTGTTTTAATACCTTTAAATAAAATTTTTGACCCAGTCTTTAGGTTTATTATTTCATCCTTTGTAATATGAAAATCTTTATAGGCATCAATTAACTCTAATTTTTCTAAGAACTCAGGTATAATTGAAACGTGAGCAGATGTTAAAGTGTACCTTGTAAATAGAATTGTATGCCCTACTTCATAAGTTAATGCAAGTAAGAACATAGTAACTCCGAATGACTTACCTGAACCACGGCCACCAGTTACTACATAGTATCTACTATCTTCGCTAAACAAAGATATATACTTAGGGTTAATTAACACTTTACTTTCCAAAGCCTAGAACCTCTTTTATATCGAATGTATTAACGTTGTGAGTTGTTTCAACTGTTTCTTTAGGTTTGCCGTACGTGTACTCAATAACTAGCTTAGAAGCACTAATTCTATCACTATCTCTAGCATCTTCATTCTTTATAATGTTAGCTAAACACTTTACTGCATCTAGTGAATAAGGCTTCATTAAGTCACGTATTCTATTCTCTTCATCTTTTGGTTTACGACCAGCTTTACCCTTAGTCGAATGCCCACCATTATTTTTTCTTTTGTCCATTTAATTTTGTTTTAACTAATTAATTGTTACACATTAGTATAAAATGCTTTGTGTATAGTCTTAGCGTATAATCTAAGTGTACATCTAGTTGATACCATTCAAATAGTTCAGTTATTTTCGTATGCATCGTATAACGTTTTAATTTTCTTAATAATATCTCTCCAACAATCGGCACACGTTGTACTTTCTTGTTTTTGGTTTAAGGCTCTATTGTATATCTTTAGTAGTTGTGTTTGTTCAGATGGTTTAATAGAGTTTTTACGATTGTTAAAGAAGTCAGTCAAGTAGTTGTACTCATCTTCTTCTAAACAGTTTGGCTTAAAGTAAGGAAACATTTTATTTAGTTTCTCTTTACGTTTGTCGCAGTTACAATCTTCACCTAATACAAATTTAGCTACCTTATCTACTCCAGTTGCTTTTAATACATTTTCAACTGTATCTCCTAAACCTTTTGGTTTTCTTTTTCTTGTTTGTTTTGGTTTACTTTCCATTTGTATATTCTTTGCTTAGTTCAAATAAATCTTTTCTTAACATTGCAACTTCTTGTTTAAGTCTTTCGTTTTCCTCGATAGTCTTATTGTATTTTTCGTACATTTCTTGAAAGCTATTACTTCTTTTTTCAAATTCATTCTCTAATATCTCAAGTATTCTTTTCATAAATCTAGTGTTAATTGCTCTTTTTGTATTTCGTATTTTTTTAGTAGTTCGTAATCTTCATTCTTGTAATCTTCGTAATCCTCTCTAAGTTCTTTTCTAATTAGTTTCTTAGTTTGTTGTAAGCTCCAAAATATTGTTCTTGGACTTATACAAGTTTCTTTAGATAGTTTTCTAATTGATGTTTTTTGACTTGAATATATTTGAAATAACCTACTATCAAAGTGATGTTGACTATTAACTACATTATTAATGTTTTGTTGTAGCTGGGAGTAGGCTTCTTGCTCTTCGGTATTATCTTCTTGCTCTTCTAGATAGTGGAAGTCGTTAATATCTTTGTCGCAATACCTTGTATCTTCTTTGTAGGTATCAAAGAATATATTTCTAAGAGTTGACCAGCAGTAAAATAGATTCATTTGGCAGTCTGGGTTTCTTTGTAGGTGGTTATGCAGTCTTATGTACATTTCTTGTACTACATCTTGTGGGTCAACGTTACCACCGAAAGTTTTAACAATCTTAATGTACTCTTCGTGGTGCTTAGTTAGTTCAGTTAGGTTGTTCATCCTTTTGCTTTAAAAATAATTCAATAAATTCCTCCATTGATATACCAATATAATTTTCTCCATTGTTTCTAAAGAACATAAAGAACTCTAACAGTAATTGTTTTTCATTCATAATTCAACATCCATAAAATAAAACTTAGGGTATTTGATTGTTTGATGGTTAAACTTAAAGTAGTAAAACTTTTCATCTTCTTTTACTACTTCATAGTTCAATCCTTTGTGTAAGTAGCTTGTATGATGCTCTAAAATGTATTTAACTATTTTTGTTCCTTTAGCCATAAGTCTATTACTAATTTTGATTTTTTTAAATCGCTTTCAAATTCGCCTTTTTTATTTGCACGTTCTAATCGTTTAACTATATCGAATAGGTAACTATTCCATCCACGTTCTTCAGCTACTTTGTAAAGTGTGCCTTTTGAATTGTCATAATGTTTTGGTGCTTCCATACTCAAATATAATAATTTTATTTTAAACTAGATATATCAAACTTAATAAATTCACAACCTTTTTTAACCATTACTTTTGATGCTTGTAATTCGTAGATATCTCTATCGTCAAAGTCATACATTTTAACAAGGCAATCCTGAAACACTTTAATACAATTATCTAAGTCTTGAAGTTTAGAAGATAAACCAAATTCAAGTGTTAGCTTGTAAGGTGCTTGATTAACTTTATAATCTTTTGGCAGTTGACTTAAAACATTTTGAACATAAACTTTATGATTGTTGTTTTTGAATCTTCTGCCCTGATAGCAACTATTAACAGATAGTGCTTTAACGTTTATTGTATTCATTTAAAATAATTCTTTAATTGGTAATAAAATTCCTTTAGAAGTATTATTATCACCTCCTTTTTTATCTCTATTTGTGTTTAAATACTTTCTACATTTTTCCTTTAATAACTTTGTTTCAATTAAATGAAATGTATTACCAAAATCAAAACAATAATAATCTGATTCTGTTGTACTTATACCACTTTTTTTACCTCTACTTTCATATTCAACATAAACATTATTTGTTATTAATGCTTTTAAATCAAACTTTACCTCTATTGTTTTTTCATTAAATATATTACCTAATTCTTTTTCTTTAACTTGACCTAATTTTAAATCAAATTTAAAATCGTTGTTATAATTCATTATGTAGTTTTTTAATTTCTTTAATATTTTTTAATATTTTATATGGCTTTTCACATAGATACCCATTATAAATCTTTTCTAATTTTACTTCATCTTTTTGAAAATATGTATTACCCTCAATTTGATAACATTTAAAGCCTAGCTTTTCTAATTCTTTATTCATAATAATATTATTTAAAATGGACAATCTTTTTCTTTATCAAAATCTAAATTTGGTTGTAATGCACTTTCTTTATTCTTATCTATTGTAAAATCTTCGTATGAATCAACACCATCTACAAAGAATCTACGATTATCGTTGTTCCAATTAAACTTATTCATACTTGTGATATTTCCTTGAAAGTCATACTTTGTTTTTAAATTGATTACTAAAGTACAACCATTGCTATTTTCGTCTGGAAATTCTCTATAAACACAAAGTCCGTTGTGAGTTTGGTTTCTAAAATCAGATGAGCCACTAACACTATAAAGGTCGGGAATATCATATTTATTAGTCTTTTCGTTTTTCTTCATTTTTGTAGGGTGAGCAACTAAAAATACGTGAACGTTATATTGTATGCAAAAAGAAGTTAAACGTGTTAAGATGTTATCTATTGCATC